TATCTGCCGCAGTCAGCGTTACTCCGTGACTTGCCGCTTGAGGCTGTATTACTAGTACTCTAGGATCTTCTGATAATTGAAACTGTGAAATGATACTAGCTCTTTTACTTGCAGAGACAGCACCATTTATTACCTCGTTTGATACCCCACTTTTTTCTAAGTATTCAGAGATAAATTCTATAGTGTGACGATATGGAACAAAGATTAAAACCTTCTGTTGAGTCTCATTTAATACTTCCATAAGAGCATTTAATCTCGGCTTAATATCAAACTGTATTGTTTCTTTAGTATCGGTATAAACAGCCCCTCCTGAGATCTGTAATAGCTTATTCATACCTGCTGCCGCGTTAACAGCAGTAACCATTTCTTCCCCTGCATTAATAAGCATTTCTTTTTTAAGTTGCTTATAATATTTTTCCGCTTGAGTTGTCATTGGAATAACTCTCGTCTGATACATAACCTCTGGGAGATCTAAGCACTGGTCTTTAGCAAAACGAATCGCGGGTTGTAGGGCTTTAAATACATCGTCTTTAGAATTTGGTTTTGGTATCCATTTGAAACGCGAGATCTGATGCATTGTTTTTTCTTTCCACGCTGCAGATAATCTTGGAACATTATTAGGACAGACCAACTTGGCTAACCCAAAGGCATCCATAGGAGATTGAGATGCAGGCGTACCTGTCATCATCCAAAGCTTCATATCCTCATTCTTTTCTTTACCACCTAAGATTTTAAACAGTGCTTTCCAACGAGCAGTGGTATGTGTCTTATATGCGTTGCATTCATCTACCACAATCAAGTCATAACCCGCTGACATAATTTCATCTTTGACAATACCTACGCCATCATAATTAATAATAGTAAAATCCCAGTCGCCTTGAATAATCTTCTTACGTTTATCAGCAGAGCCGTGACAGACTTGAGAAGTTCTGTGCATACAAGTGTTAAACACATCGCCTTGCCATGCTGAGTACATAATCGAAAGCGGACAGATAATTAATACCTTTTTAATTAACCCAAGATTCATTAGGTAGTCTGCCGCCCACAGCACAGATGAAGTTTTCCCTGTGCCTGCTTCGTTAAAACAAAAGGCGCGGTGGTTAATAGAAAGAAATTCTGCGGTTACTCTTTGATGGTCAAAAGGTTCAAACATACCGGGCCATGCATAATCTCTAGCCATAGGGGAAGGTAGGTTTTCTTTGAATTTAATAAGTTTGTTTAGAGTAAGCATTTCATCAATGCCCCAATAAACTAAAAGATCAGATAGGCCATCGCGTGTATCTACTACTTCACTTTGGTCTATTCTATCTGTGATACGCGGAGTCAGATGCTCCGGCACGGCTAACATTAAAGCCTTATTATTAATAACTTCCATTACTGTCCTTTACTTATATACTTAATTAACTATTTACGAGTATTGTCTATATTTACAAAAGTGTCAACTCTTATTTTTCTTAGTTGTTTTTCTTTTAACTGTAGCTTTTTTCTTTGTAGGTTTTTTTGTAGTTTTCTTTTTAAATATTCCGGGTGTATTTTTCCGTACAGATTTGTCTGAGTTTCTATCAAAAGAACTATTATCAGCAAACGAAACTATCTTTGTATTTTTATTGGTATTTTTACCTCCCTTACTTAGAGGTTTAATATGTTCAACCGAAGTCCCATCACCTACTTTAGCTTTACCAGATTTTATAGCAGCTAACCGTGCTTTGTTTCGCATACTCCTAAGTTTAATTTGTTTGGGTTTTGCCTTGTACTTATTTTCTTTTTTATAATCTCTTGGCACTGTAGTTTCCTTTTTAAATAAATGGATTAAATGGCACGCGGGGCTTCCAGAATTCGCAACTGTCTACGGAACACCACCCGCATAATGGTGTTGGGTTAGGCTGCCACTGGTCCTCATCATAACTATTCTCTAATCGTTTAAGAGACCTTTCAAACATTCCCCATGACTTGTCCATATCTTTGCGGTGATACTCTTCAGTTAGAAAGCTATTCTTTAAAACAAATAACAGACCACCTTTAATTTTATTGACTTCTGGAAAGTGAGTAAACACCATGAGAGCCATTAGTCTTAATTGTTTTGGATCAGGATATTTATTACTGCCTGTTTTATAGTCTACAATAAATGCGTAGTCACCATCAACAATTAATAGATCTGCAATACCTCGTACCCACCGATGCTCAGAACCAAAGTCACAGGGTAGTTTATCATAAGTCAGCGCCATTTCATGCTCTGGATATTTAGTACCGGGAATATCAACTAATGGATCGACCATCAATTTAAAGCGCTGATAGTTTTTAGCTAAAGGCTTTCCCTCGGCAACATAATCTTCTAGCGCCTTATGCACCTCAGTCCCATACCGCATGGCCTCATTTTCTTTAACAACATAATTCTTTAGTACGCGTATCTCATTGTACTGTCTAGGACAATTCTCGTATTGTTTTAATGCAGAATAACTCCAGGTAAAATCAGACATCAACTATCTCCACTTCCGATTCAGTTTCTATCCAAACGTGCGCGCCGCAGGATAAAGGCTTGTTCGGACTGTATATTACCCTAGAATCGCCTTTAATGATAACTTCAGAAGCATAGGTATTACTTTTGTAAGTCTTTACAGTAAGCACCGGGTCTTCAACCTCGTTCTTACGATTAGACTTTATAACGTGCTGATTAACATGAATGATTGTTTTCATTTTACCAAAACACCTCCATGTTGTTATTACGTTTAACTACGTGTCCCTGTAGAGTTATTCTATATTCACAAGGACAGTACTCTGTTAGCCCTGAAATTCTATGAGGAGTTAATCCTGAGTGTAATACTAGGTCTTTCTCTTTATAGAGTAAGTGTACAATGTTTCCTCTCGTATCTATATAGTCCATACCTCCACCACAACTAGGTAGTTCAATAGCTACAGTGAAAGCAGACGCGCCTATATTACCTAGACCTAAAGTTTTATGCGGATAATCCGTGTGCCATTTACCTGCTATATTTATAAACTTTTCGTCAGTAGGAAATATATGAAATCCCGGTAGTGCTAAATCCTGAGTCAAACAAACCTCTTTTCCTAACTCAACAGATAAACACTCCAACACCGTCTCATACAGCCCAGAAAAGTTTCTATAAAGAAGTTCATTCATCCAGACGCTTTCCTCATAATACTCAATTGTATTACCGTCCAGATAAGCTGACTTGCCCAAAGTATAAAAAGGAAAATCATTTGATCTACTTTCCCAGATAGGCCGTAAAGATAATATCTTCTCTGCAATCGCATCGGTATCGATGTTTAAATTATGTTTAAAGTGATGCATTAGCAATCCCCGTAGTTATCTGCATAGTCACCCTCACAAGCAATTGGTAGCCCCGTTGCCCATTCAGGTGGTTTACCCATTACATCTAATACAAAGTCCATCGCCTCTTTCTTCTCATGCTCTGGCGCTAGACAAATTATCGCATCATGTACTGTCAGTGCAGGTCTATATCTTTCGTTTACAGCTACCATCTGATCGCCTATAACAATCCTAGCTACTGCCTGCACAATGTTTTCTGTCATCGCACCGCCCCATATATTAATTTTTCCTCTCCTAGACTTATAGACATACCCCCCTCTATCTTCGGACGTATCATAATGTAAATCAGGATAATAAATGTATAAGCCGTTCGGTAGCTTAACTCCTTCTGGAGTTATCATCACACACTCGTTCTCACCAATGTAATATGGCTCTAGTTCACTAGGCCAATTAGCCATGTGTTCTAGCGCACGATCACAAGCTTCCCAAAAGTTAATAACTTTATAATTTAGTTCGCGATAGACTTTAACTAACCTCTTACATTCGTCATCCGATAAAGCCTGGTTTGGAGGTGACGTCTTTAGCGTGTGCTGAAGTTTTCTCCAGCCAGTCCCAAAGCCTAGACCCAGAGTACAAGTCTTACCAACAAACCTTTCTATGGGATCTGCTTTTGTGATTGTCCTGCCGTAGACTTTGCTTGCAAACTCACAGTATGCATCGCGTCCTTCTGCAAACCATGTAGTCACGTCATCTTGCCCTGCCAACCACACTAAAACACGAGCCTCGATCTGACTTGAGTCACAGTTAATAACAATCTGTCCATCCGGCGGTACGATAGATTTCTTGAGGGCTTTCTTTTTAGCATCACGCGAGGGTAGGTTTTGAAAGTTAACTTTTTCTGAGCCTGCCCACCGACCTGTATGCGCACCATAATAACGTAGGGGAATGGGTAAGAATCCTTTATTTCTTGAGCCTATATCTATAAATCTTTCAATTCTAGACTCTTCAATAGTAGATTTAGTACCCAGACGCACCGCGCATAGTTCTTGAATTAGTGGATCTTCGTGTTGCTGTAAGGCAATAAACCCTTCATCTGTTTTAGCTAGTGCTGGTGCTTGTTTACCCGTGGTAGGACTTTCTTTCATAGGACACGGAACACCGAGTTCCTCTAGCAGCCCCGCGAATTGTTTGTTAGAGGCTAATTTCTTTCTCACTGCTTCATTAGTATCACACTCTAGGCGAGCCATCAGACCTTCAAGCATCAAGGCTTTTTCATCACGCACTTCTTGTAGACGTTCAATCAATAGTGCATCATCTACTTTTAACTGCGGTTGGATAAACATTCTCAGAGTAATATCAATCAACTGATGTTCTGACTCAGGGAATTTTGGAGCGATGATTCCAAATAAATCGAAAGTTATCTGTACATCATTTATACAGTAGGAACCATAAGCTGACAGTTCACTAGGCGTGAAGTCTTCAAGGCGTTTACCTTTTGCATCCAACACTTCCGTACCTTTTTTACCAAGATGATAACGCTCTGCTAATGCTTTAAGAGATCCGCCGGCATTAGTACCGTGTAGAGCGCGAGCAATAGATAAGGTATCAAAGTAAAAGGCAGGGGTTATTTTAAATACCCACGCAAGGATTGCGCCATCAAATAAAGTGTTGTGACATACAAGACCAGACACCCGCCAATCTATGTTGTCTAGCGAGGCTTGAATCTCTTGGTGTGTTCCGGTATGAAAGGTTGTCTTTTCTTCATCATTCATTTTAATAGCTACACCAATAACCTGAAACTCAGGGTGGCGTATGTATTCTTCGGTGGTCTGTTTCGTTAGACCGTAGGTACTACTATAGTAGGTTTCAAAATCCAATGTTACTAACTGTTCCATGCTATATCCTCAATAACTATACTAAAAACACTATTTTGGGGGGTTACTAATGCATTGCCCCTTACGCTAAAGTCCCCAGAATCGAATTCTGAGAGGTCGTTTTTTACTAAAACTATACTAAATTATGGTTTTCCATCTCATCTCGGCAATCTGCATTACACCACCGCCTTTTATCGGGGACGGGTTCTCTACACCATATGCATTTTCCGGTAAGGTTTTCAGGTATGACTGCTTTGCTTCTTATCTCTTTAATTTTGGCATCAGAATATCTTTGCACTTGGTCGTTAGCGTGATCTATTTCATCAGTCATCACAGCTTCCGGTGGGACAGAATCTCCGCATCAACATATCAGCGGTTTCTTCGTTTGATAGTTCAGAAATAAGGTCTTTCTCTTCTCTAATAAAATTAGCGGTTTCAGTTTGTTTTACGGGTTTTGTGTTCTGTTCCGCTATTATTCCGCGTAGTTTTTGAAGATAGAAATCTGCTTTCGCTAGGTCTTTCTCTGGAGTTCCTTTGCGAGAGTATCTCCAAACATACTTAATTACTTGAGCTACACATACAGATGTAACACCACATAACCCTTGCGTAGCGGATTCAATTGCATCAATACACTCGACCTTTCCTGCAGTGTAGTGAGATGGGTGATTTACATCATCATTAATTTTTTTCATTATCCTTTTTCCTTTAGTTGGTGCTGTTCTAACATAAGGTCTATCTGATCTTGAACAAACGCCTGATCTAAATGAGCTACCAATAGATCATTTTTGCTGTTGTAGCCCAAATGTTTATATATTGCTACTAACAAAGCTCGTATGCTGTTTGGAGATAGATCCATTTTTCTGGCAATCTCATTATTATCATTCCCGCATAAGATTAAAGTGAAGGCTTCATGTTCTCGTATAGTCAAACAGGTTTTTATTTCACCTTTATATTTTCTTCCAACTGTTATATTCATTTTTTATTATCCTCTACTTTAAATTTACTTAAATTTACTGATCAACAACTCTAACTCATTGATATTACTCTCGTCAACTACTAAAGCTTGTCCGCCGCAATTCTTAATGTCATTAAGGTTTTTTAACTGAAGGGCCGTGGGCTTACCACGATTAGCCTTTGCTTCTATGCCAATAAACCTACCTTGATAGCAAGCAATGATGTCTGGAACCCCGGACGAGCCATACCCGCCTGTAGATGCATAGAAATAATATGCGCCCATCTTATCCAGAATCTTACAGATTTTTACCTTAACTTTCTTTTCCGGGGTCATCAGATCTATTCCTTTTCTTTCGTGGGGGTTGTTGCGGCACACCATATAATTTCACCATCCATAGGTCTACAACCTTAGTTGCGCTCCAACAAAGATGCGGCGCATAAGGGTATTCAACCATCAACATGGGCAGATTCATTCTCCAAATAGTCCGATTATCGTTACGTCTTCCCACCTTTTTTACCCTTAGTTTATCTTTAGATCTTTTGCTTTTTGAATCTGTCGCCATTTAGTTAATCTCAAAAAGGCTTTTGCAAAGCCCCGTGCATTTTCGTAGTGTTGAGTGTCAGTCAGCATGTTAGATATTTCTGCATGTCTCGGATTATATTTTTTTACGTTTGAATTATCCATAGGTACGTTCTCCCCCCAAATTTTTATTGCAGTTGGTTTACGGTTATGTCGGTTTCCACTATCTCAAGAGGTTCTGCTATATCTTGATCAAGTATAAGTTGCTGTGCTTCTTCTTCTGAATAGGCCTCAACAATAATAGGGGCTGAATATTGTACAGCTATACCCACATATTTTTTAAGTTTTAGCTTTGGTCTTAGAAAGACAACATTGTCTTTTAGGTCTTTAGTTGCTTTACTCATTTGTCTTGCTCCTTATCCCCATAATAAACTTGTGAGGCCGCGAACCTCGTAGTCTGAGGCTCCCACGCACAATGCTCTCGTGCATATTCTTCTGCTTCGCGTTCTGAATCAGCTTCAACTGTGATGGGTTTCATTGTCTGCACGATAAATATTCTATATTCTTTAGCCATGTTATTCTCCTTATTATTTAAGTTAAATTGAGCAGTTTAAAATCTTGCTTAGGATCAACAAATTAATTAAGGTCGTTAGGCAAGTCTTCTAGCGTTAAACCTTCCTGATCTAAATAATTATGAACATATTCAATGGCATCATAATCTATACTAATACCTTGAAAATCGTTATGTATTGTAATAATGAAATCCATTGCTAAACCAATTAATTCCTCAAAACTGCATTGATCACTTACGCCTGTATAATTTCTGAATAAGTCTGCTGTGTAAGGGTCAACCCAAGTTTTTTCTTTCGTTGCTAATTTCATAATATAACCTCATTTATTTTCTGTTTAAACTATGTGTAAGACGTAGAGAGCGAAAGAGGAGGTCTTTATTCCCCTCTCGCTCGCCTTTTCTTTTTAAAAGTTCCGCCTTTTTCGCTTTCTTTGCGCGTTGTTTATTGCGTTGCATCCACGGTTTAGGCATTAGTATTCACCCTCCCTATACATATCAATAACCATTTCGTTAACCCGTTCGTTAAAAGTATCCGAATCTATTATTTCTTTCATATGTAACCACCAGATCTCGCCAAGACTTTTTAGCAGTTGATTGTGGTCTACCTTTTGATTATGCCCTGCCAGTCCCAGAACGATATTCTTAAACTTTTTGTCTGTACCTAGGCCTCCGGGTAGTTGCTCCATTGTAACAAGGTCTTCGGTATCACTGCCATTATCTAGAATATCTTTTAGTACCAGACCTTCAGCTTCATCAACATAACTATCATGGAATGAGTCAAAGCTTTCATCAGTTTCTGGTGGGTTTAAATTTTCGTTTGTCATGTGTTACTCCTCAGTTTTAGTTGGTGGTTCTAGTGGCATCTCTAGCCGTTTTTGTAGTGCTTCCAGACGCTTATATATCCTCGCACAGGCTTCGTCAACGCTCTCTAGTCTGTTTATGGTTTGGTCTATTTGATTACTCATGCTTCCTCCTCTTCAATTTTCTCCGTAATGCATTTCATTCCTTAATCCTGCGTCCGACATTATTGCTTCTACGTCATCAGCAATTTCAATAAACTCTTCTTGTTTATCTGGAGTCATACTTCCGTCATCATTGTATATCGCATCAAGAGATGCTCGTTCTAGAATATACTCAGAAAGCTCCATATAAAGTTGTACATATTGCGGAGATGGTAGTGTTGTTTTCGTGTTACTCATATTACTTCTCCTCGGTTGTTAAAATAAATAAGATTGCTACTAGTAGCGTTAAAGCTATTCCTATTTCAGAACTGGATAATAAATCCATGTTGTTCTCCTCGGTTGGTATAGTAGGCATACGGTCATGGTCTGAAACTCAGGTCTAACCGTACGCCGTCTATTACACTAAACGCTCTATTTTTAAATGTCAACTATCCCTCCTTTTGTTATCATTTAAAATATGTATTTCAGTGTCTGGCCTAATCCTTAGTTCTGGATCCCACATGTCCTCCTCTCGCTCATCATTAAAGTCTAATTCAATATCAAAAGATAATAGGTCACAGTCCCCCTCGGATTTCCCTAGCCATTCATCAACTAGATCATAGCAATGCTCATCTACACCCCGAAAGCCTGTAGCCCTATTAACATTATCATCTAGCATGACACGCCCATGTTTATCTATAAAGAACGGTAACGCTAGATCCGATATGCGTTGGGGATCAAACGCATCGTCAGTCCACACTGCCCAACAATTTAATGTTATCCCGTCAGGCGGTGAGGTCAAATCTCTAGTATGTTTCCACACCAATTCCTGCACCTCACTCTGTACACTTTCTCCGTCATTAATATCTACTACAATATCTACTGCTGTGTCGTTACTCATATTACTTCTCCTCTTGGTTTTTTAAATTTTCAAACAGCCATGCAACTACACTCACACAGAAAGAGTTCCCTAGCATTTTATATTTCTGCGTATTGCTAATACCATCAAAACAATATGAGTCTGGGATGGTCTGAAGGCGTGAGCATTCTTTAGTCGTCAGTTTCCTGTATGTCAATTGCTCTTCTTCAATTACTAAATTATCTTTCTGTACTGTCGTTAAGCTATTAGTCTTGGAGTCTTTTCTGAGTTCTAATTGTTGTTCAGTTTTACCATTAGCTTTATACCTACCTCGCAAAGCTCCACATAAAATCTTTGGCTCTCTATGACCACCGCCCATCGTTGTGAGGGTTGGGGCTTTGCCGTCTGGATGATAGACACGCTTAGTTGATTGATTAGCTTTTATATCTGCATCACCAACGTGACACAAACCGTTATCACTAAAGACTAATTGTCTGCGGTGTTTCTCAAAGTATGACTTTAGATTGCCACCCTTGAAATAATTAGCATCTAAGCAATGGGACTTATCACGATCAACATAGCCATCAATCTCAAGTATATCTTTTAATACAATACCCTTATCTTTTATTTGACTTGTGTCTGCCTCGATGTTCGTCCAATAGTTTCGCTGACGATTCTGAGCCGAGAATAAAGATGCATTGATAAGATATTTATTTACGTTGGGTAGGGCTTGTTCAGTATGATGAGTGATGTACTGCTCGAACTCTCGTTTCATCTTGACGTTTTCCATTAGGTAATGGGCTTTCGGGTTGGCTTTCATTACTGTTTTCATTACATCTAACATCGTCCAGAACAGCATGCCGCGGGGGTCTTTATCACCTAGACCGCGTCCAGAAACCGACCAGCTCTGACATGGGAACCCGCCAATTACTAGATCAATTTTACTGTAGTCCACATCCCAACTCTTCCAGTCAGTAATGTCTCCTACTCTTTTGATATCTGGGTAGTTATTTTCGCTGACTTGAATACAGTAGCGATCGATCTCAGAACTAATGTAACTATCAACAACATAGCCTGCTCGTTGTAATGCTATATAAGATGCGCTGAGTCCATCGAACAATGATAAAACGCGGACCTTCGGTTGGTCTTTCTTTGGTGTTGCAATAAATAATCTCATATTACTTCTCCTGATTGTTTATAAGGTTTAATACTTCATCAAATTTATTAGTATCAAAATACCAATCGTCTATAGTTTGATTGTCATCATCTAACTTCATCACGCAAAATCTATTAGGAAATTGTGACTTATCAGAATTAGGTTTATCAATCCACACTTGAAACTTGTTATACATAAAGCTTGGCAATTCATCGTTGCTATAACTTATGTTCTCCCAAGTTTTCGGTATGTCTAAATCTGTATAGTAATTTTTCCATTCGTCTCTCATAGCTCTTCCTCCATTAGTTTATTTATAAAAAGTTTTAAACGCTACATCGAACGGCAAAGAGTTTAAAATAATAGGGTTAATCATTTTTTCATCTTTGTCTATTAGTCTTTTAATATTGTTTAAAAGTGTTGTCTTTGGTGTGCCTTTATATTTAGAAAAATTCCAGCGATAAGCCTCACCCGATGAACAATTATCATCCACAACAATAACACTACTAGAAATTAACTTCTTTAAATCTTTTTGCTCTAGGTGATCAGTAAGTAAGTCACCGATATGGGTTTCTAAATTATGGTGGCATTCTTCATCATCAAAAGGGGATTTGTATTTGGGCAGGTTATTCTTACACCAATCATTTAATTTCTCTTCTTCCTTCCAATGGAAATCGTAATTGTTAGAGCCACCTCTACCACTGTTAGATACTCGACCTAGCTTTTTATTATCAACATATAAATTCGCTTCAAAACAATGTGTCTCTTCGCTCATTCCCTCATATACTTTTATACCTTTAAGACTAATCATATTGTTCTCCTCGATTAATAGTCGTTGTTTATTTCGTATTGATCTTCACTCACTTGTTTAACGAATCTGGCAGATAAAGCCTTCTTCAATAGCTGATCCTCATCTAACTCAAAGTTAAAGGCGGGAGCCTGTAGAACCCACAGTTCTTTCTTAGTTACTATCTTTACATCTTCCATGTTACTTCTCCTTGGTTATGCTACTTGTAGCGTTGGTATTAGTGATGCTGTCTTAAACTTCTTTGCACCTGTCCCGTGTATTGTTACAACAATGGAGGGTGCGTCTGATCCTGCTGTATCACACAGCCCGCAGTCTATACATTGAACACCGCCAGACTCGAAGGCACAGGGGATCTCATTGGGGTATAGATTATCGTTGGGGACGGCTACTCTGAAGGTGCGGTAGCCCTTGTCGTGATACTTCTTAGCTTGCTTGGGACTGTCTGCTGACACCATACATAGCGTAGCTATCCTTGGATCAAAGTTCTTATGCTCTACTTGATGCGTATAGCCTGTAGTACTCATAGATAGCTTGGCGATAGGTTCGAGGCATTCGAAGGGGACGCAGGCAGGATCTCCATACGCACCGAACCTTGTCTTTTTCCATCGCAATAACTCACCATGAATCTCTGGATCGAATACAGGATACATTCCTTTCTTATATGACTTGTAGACTTGAAGGGGGGCTTGTACTAGATTGACGTAGCATGACTCCTCTCTATGAGGGCAAGTGCCACAGATAGATACATCAAGTCCTTCTTTATGTGCTGTTACAGGGTCTACATCGGTTCGCATAAACCATACCTGAGTCATGTTACCCGTCTTCTTATTGCCAGACTCGAAGGTTAGTATAGCTACTACTTCTTTGCCGTCTATCTTACTTTTTCCTAGGTATAGGATGACACCTTTAGGTGCTTTCTTTTTCATGTTACTTCTCCTCGGTTAGTGTTGCCCCCCTTGAGAGGGGCGTTGGTTTCATGCTAGTTCACATCTAATCTCTAATTCAATTTCTTTGTTTATTGTTTTGTATTTAGCAACCCAATTCTTTAGGTCTTCGTGTTGATCCTCATAACAAAACGATGCATAGATTAAGTTATCTACAAGCTTCACTCCTGTCAGGTCAAAAGGTTTAAACCTTTTTTGTCCTGTTGGTTTGCCATACACTCTATATATTTTCATGTCGTTCTCCTTATCGTTTATAAGTTATGTATTCTTTAGTATCTCTATGCTTGAAGAAGTCCTCCGCCATCAAGCCTCCATCAGCAGACTTAGTCTGCATATACATATAGTCTTCAGGGTTAGTTAGTCCCCTAGATATGGCGTTCTCAAACGCTCGGTCTGCTTGTACTCTTTCACGTTTAATCTCACGCTCCATTATTTCTCTTTTAGTAAATCTCATATCGTTCTCCTCAGTTTTAAAGTAGCCCCCGTTAGGGGGCGGTTAGTGGTGGTTGTTATGCTACTAGTTTCTCTTCTTGTTTCTTCTCAGGTTTCTCATAAGTTCTTTCAATCCCTAGCACAAAGTCGCTTGCTTTCTGTGCTAACCCGAAGGCTTTCACTATCGCCTTCTTATCTTTCTTGATTACTTCCATCCAGTGGTTTAGGTATTGGGCATTGGCAGGGCTTGGCTCTGATTTAACACCGAGCATACTGCATAAGAATACAGATCCTATCTCTGCTACTAGTTCCTCAAAGGCATATGCACTGTTCCCAAATCTTCCTGATAAGTCCCGTGCTAGTCTCTTCTCGTGTGCTGTCCAGTGAGTTAACTCGTGGAGCAGAGTGCCGTAGTATGCTTCCTCGGCAGTATCATAGTTGGTATCTATGAAAGACTCTTTCTCTGGCATCTTGATCCTATCAAGGGATGGTATGTAGCAAGCTGTATTTCCTCCATGTACTATCGAGGCTCCCGTTGCTTTCACCGCTTGCTCTGCAAGGGTGTTGTTGAATGTCTCTGGCTTGGTGTTGGTCTCTTCCAGAGTCTTACCTTCATACCCTTCTACTTGGTCAGCGTTAAAGACGTGGTGATGCCTAAGATATTGCTCGAATTTTTCTACCTCTTCGCCCTTAGTTTCATCCCATTCAGTCTTTATGATCTGTTTGTAATAGGTTATCAGCGTTCCTTTCTCTCCTTTTACAGAGTAGCCTCTGGCTACTGCTTGGTTGTAGCTCATAAATTCCCCTGAAGTCCACCCATTTACTTGGATCGCATGACTCAGCAAGAATATATTAAGACCACTATAACAGCGTCCTGTTATAGCATTGCGAAGTGTCCCTCCCATCGCTGTATCTTTCCACCCCCTGATCCAGTTGGTGTCGTGTTGTTCCATTAGTGCTAACGTAACATCTCTAACATGTTTATATATATCAACCTGTGCTTTCTTCTTAAATTTTCTCATAGTCTTATTACCTGTAGTTTTAGTTGTGTTTTTCATGTTACTTCTCCAGTGGTTTAGTGTTGCCCCCCTTGAGGGGGGCGTTGGTTTATACAAATTCTCGTCTTGCTTTCTTACTGTTTAAATTTTTCATGTTGTATTACTCCTTATTGTTTTCATTAATTATCCTCTCAGTGGATGATTGGCGCGTACTCTAAATCCCTCTAGAGATTTCTCATAGACATTGTAAGCTTCAATAGTCTTTAAAGGATACAACTCTTTGTTCAGCTCTATATCGCTTATAAGTTCAGAAAATGGTTTCAAGCCACTGGAATAGTTCATTCCAAGAAACTCGCATTCTTTATTCAAAATAGTCATTGCAACTTTAATCTTCATCTTCACTCTCCTCATCATAAATAAATAGCACTCTTGTAATTGGAACTCCACCTAATTTATCTGATATTATTTCCCATTTATGTGATGGGCATGTATTTAACCACTCAAAAAATTCTTTTCTACTCATGCTTCCTCCTCGTAGTAACCTAAACAATCGTTGTCTATTAACTCATTTAGATAATTAATAACCTCTGCTTCGTCTGGTCTTTCGTCAAACTCTAATTCAATTATTATTTTCATGTTACTTCTCCAGTGGTTTAGTGTTGCCCCCCTTGAGGGGGGCGTTGGTTTATACAAATTCTCTTGTAGATTTTATGTAGCTATCAAACCAAGGTCTAATCTCGCCCTTGACTCTCTTACTAAAATCTTTCTCAGCTTCACGCAATCTTTTCTTATACTCTTCAACGGTTGGTTCAAAATTGCCTGAGTAGTGTCCATGTTCAGCAAAGAAGTCTCTTTTCTTTTCCTGTTCTTCGGTGTTGCAATGCTTGATAATCATCCATGTCACCAATTCAACTTGACCATCCCCTCGATGTAATCGGACAATGGCGTAGCCAACCTTCATTTTATAGCCATTCATAGAGGTTTCAGCTTGAACGAATACTTTAAGTATTACTGGACTTGCATGTGGGCAAGCATCAAGACTGAATCCAAAGTTCTGGATATTTTTAGTTTCATAATTCACTGCTTCTACTGCGGGTAACTCTCTCTTCACTTCGTTCACCATTTGGTTATTATTGTTTAAGTTATTCATGTTACTTCTCCTT